TATAGCTCGAGCACTTCTGAATCGAACACGTTTCCGAGGCCGGACTGGAACGCCTCTAATACAGTCGAGGGATATTCCTGTCTCATGAGCTGATGGCCGTTTAATCCCACATGATCGGCCGAGTTGCGCGCTGCTTTGATGAGTTCTTTTTGTTTCCACCTGTACCACATGATCTGTCCTGGCGTGAGGTCCTTTTGATAGGCGTCCCGGACGATCTTTATTAATTTGAGATCTTGATCGGTATATTCCCCAGGATCGCCGGGGAGGCTATATTGCGGATCGTCGTGCCAGGGGATGAACATGGCTAGATATTCCAGGAAATCATCGTTCGGCTCGTTATAGTCCTCCATGAATGCGTCGTAATACTCATTAAATCCGTTTGCCGTTGTCTCCTCTGTGATCCGGCCAGTGATCGGGACCGCCTGTTTTGAGCCGGCCTCGAGCTCCCGAGATTTCTCTCCCTCGATATAAGCGCGCTCCGAGACGTGCATGGCCTGGACTGTACCTCCTCGGAGTTTCATCGCCACATAGATTTCAGAGTCTAGGACCTGTCCATCGAATGCCTGTTTAAACTGGAGCATTCTGATCGTGTTTCGTTCTGTCGTCGGCTTGATCTTTTCGGGTATGTTTTCGAATGCCCGGTCCACGATCTCGAATATCTTGTCCAGGGTTTCGCGATCATGAGCGATAATGGCGGCCGAGAATCCCGGCGTCCACAGGGAATCATCGAGATAATAAATGCAAAATAAAGTCGTCACGCCACCCTGGCGATATTTGAGGATCCTCGCGCGCAAGCGGGGGCCTAGTGCCGCCAGGATCATTAATTGAACTCTGGAGGGTTTGAATGTGACGAGGCGGCCTTGCTTATCGAGAATTTTATATAAGTGAGTGAGCCGCCACCACTTATTCCGGAGTCGGGGATCCCGCGCCATCTGAATCCTCCTCGAGTGCTTTAGCGGCCTCGTCGGCGACATTCTCGCGCTGCGCTGAATCATCGTCGAGATCGTCGAGTGTCTCGCCGACAGTTTTGTTATTATTGTCGATCACTTGTTTATCCACCCATCCGAAATTATTCGTTAGATTGAATTTGATTCCGTTTGAAATGCCGTTTTTGTGGAGTGCTCGTTCGTTATATGCCTCGACCTTTTGGAATGCGGCGTATATCGTGACGAATAACTCTTGACGAATCTCATCTGTTATGTCGGCGTTTTCCCAGTGATCGGGATCCTTGTAATTGAGGAGAGTGGAGCGTGAGACGCCGAGTTCTAGCGCCAGGCCTGTCACTGTATAGGGGATTTGTTCTGTCATGATCTCGCGTTCCATAAAGATCGTGTCGCCCTTTTGATTGAGGCCGTTTTCGACGAGCCGTTTTTCGATATGCGGATCGCAATAATCGAAATAATTCTGAATTTTTAGTCCCAGTTCCCGGGGATCTGTAAATTTGAATGGTCGTCCGTCTTTGATCTTGTCGCTCATGATATCCCCTTTTCCGTTTTTTACGCGGTATCGTTTCCGCTAATAGGTTGCTGATTGCATTATAGCACTAGCGGCGTTTCCGGCTATGTCCCACATGATAAAATCCACAGAACGGACAGATATAGGGCTTTGTTTTGGCGCCCCATTTTTTCCGGAGCGCCTTTTTGTGGAGTCTGGCCTCCTCCTCTGTGTCGTGCTGAACTTTGCCGGTCGTGGGACACTTGCCGGCGATCCCTCTTTGACGAGGGACGTGCATTAATTATCCTCGTCGAGTTCTGGTTCGTTTAACATGTTTGTCTGGCGTTCTTTTTGAGTCATAGGCCGATTAATGATCTCCTCGCCGGTATCTTTTCGATGTTGAATAACGCGGCCCTTTTCAAAATCGAATGTTACCTCGATATCAGTGTCTCGATATTCAGTTTTCGACGCCACGATCCCATTAATACGATCACGATGGCCGACTGCTTGATTCACTTCCGCGGCCATTTGTTGCATGAGTGATTTCCGGGACGCTATGGCCTCCTCGACGCGCTCGTTCGCCTCTGCGAGCTGATCGGCGAATCCCAGTCTCTCCTCGTCCGAGAGAACACAGGGGAGCCGTTTTGTTATCGTCTTTTTTTGAATTTGTGTCATGTCATACTCCTTTAAATTACGAATTTAATAATGAACAAAATAAATATGATCCATCCCAGGATCGCCAGGACATTCAGAATTTGATTAAAACGGCGAGCCATCGTCGGGTTCCTTAGTCGGCTCCGGGAGCGTGACGTTATATTCTGGCGGCGTATAGTTCGGTTTTGGGAGGGCCAGATATTCGTCGATGATCTCTTTACAGTGATCGAATCCGATCCCGAACGTTGCCATGTAACCATGAGTCCCGAGAGTGTGGAGCATGAGCGCCTGTTCCCGGACATGTGGATCCGCGACATAATGGCCGTCCTGTTTTTTGATCCTGGTCCCCTCTTTTTTAATCTCTATGAATAGGCCGTGGAATCCGGCGCGTGGTTCGGCCAGGAATAGATCCGGCCAGGCCCGGCTCGAGTTCATGCGTTTAATGCGGCCCTGTTCGGCCGGATGGCGCTTTCGGCCCGCCTCATGATCGGAGCGGAACACGACCTCGCGATATTGCAATTTCAGATAATCGCATATCTGGCCGTGTAACGCCTCCTCGCTTTGGAATTTAGGCGTCGCCATCGATAACCTTTTGATATACCACGAACGCGTCCAGGGCCTCTCGTGGCATGAATGCCGGCCAGTCCTGGGGCTCCGGGTTCTTTGGGCCTGTTTCATATAGCCATTCGATTAATTCCAGTGTGTGCTCATACCCGATCATTTCGGCTTTGAGATCTTTAACGAGATCGTGTTCGTTTCGCTCCTGGAACACTGTCGCTTTGTAATAGGCCACACAGTCCGGATGTAATGCCTGGACGTAATAGGCGGCCCATATATCATCCATTCGGCCTATGTGTGGGAATAGGAAATAGTCCCGGATGATCTCCCTGGATAGGAATGTGTTCTGGCTATTGAATGGAGACGGCTTGTTCCCTGCGAAATGGATAATGTGAGGATTAAATTTAACATTCGGGGAGTGGCCTATTCGACAGATCGCGTCGATGTCTGGATCGCCATCCCATAGATCGGCCTGGACCAGAACGCGCCTTTTGAGGAGCTGTGGTTTGAATTTAATGTGACGCTGATTTAATAACTGGACCGGAAATCCTCTATGCCAGAGACTAGGGAACGCCGGGGCCATAGGATCAAACACTGGGAGATCCCATTTAAACGTCGAGACTCCGAACTCCTGGCCGACTTTGACATTTTTCCCCCATGTCGGGACCGGGATATTATCGTCGTCGATCGTGGCGATAATCTCGGCTCCCCATCGATAGGCTGCGATCAGTCCGAAATTCCGGCGCTGAATACAATTCCATCCGATCAGATCCGAGAGCTCCTGGGAGATCCCCTCCTGGTCCTCTGGCGTGATATATGTCACATAATCCAGGGCCGCCATTTCGTTATATGCGTCGTGTGGAGTCTTTTTGTCTCCCACAATAAACAAGTGCCAGTCGTCATTTTTGGCTATGTCTGCGAACTTGAGGAGCGCTTTAGTCGGCGGGTTTATGGTTGTCGTGATGATTGCTTTTTTAGGATTTGGCATTTTGGAACTCCTCGATTATGTTTTTAATTCCCTGTTCGAACGTAACGAGTGGAACGATCCCCAGTTTTGCCGCCTCGGATGGATCCGCGAGTGTCTCCTGGACGTAACCGCCCGGCTTGTCCACATAGATCGCGTCGAAATTCTGGCCTGTCTCTTTTTTGAGGATCTCGAATATATCATTAAAACGATTTGCAATTCCGGATCCCAGGTCGATCACTTGTCCGTTATAGGTTTCGGCTATCGTCATGATCCCGGCGATCACATCATCGATATAGATAAAATCGCGGGTTTGATTGCCGTCGCCGAACACGATGGACCTGTTACCGCCCATCCAGTCTCGGACGAATAAATAGGGAACAGAGGCATAATCGCGCTTGTGGCCCTCGCCTGGTCCGTATGTGGCGAATATCCGGATCGCTATGGCGTCGATCCCACTGTGGACATGAATGTCCTCGCATACTTTTTTACAACGTGCATATTCGTTTTCTGTCTCCTGGGACAATAGGCCAGTGGACGGATAAATGAGCTTGATTCCGTTTTTCTGACATGATTTCGCTGCGTTCATGAATCCGATCAGTGTGGTTTCGGCCGCATAGAACGCCTGGCGTCTGAATAGGATCTGTGATGATGGATCCGCAAAATGGAACAGATAATCGAATGAGTGGTCCAGTGTGGCGAATGTTTCGGGATCCCGGATGTCTCCGTCGATCTTATAGATATCCGCGCCCGCCTGTGCGAGAGCTGAATAGAGCGCGCGGCCCAGGAATCCAGTGTGGCCGGTTATGCCGACTCGTTTATTTTGATAGTTCATGAGAGCGCCTCCTTTGCCTGTTCCCAGGCGTTTTTTAATTCGATAAATTCTTGATCGGATCCACCGCGGTCCGGATGTTTCGTCTGGAGGAGCTGTTTATAGGCCCTCTGTGCAAAAACTAGATCCGAATCTCTAGGGATCTCCAGGACCTCCCACCATGCGCGGGCTGTTCCCTCGCCCATAATGATCGCGGCCGGGAGTGCTTTAAATCCCTGGAATGCTGCGTTTACCATTTCTTTAGCGCCCCATCGTTCCAGGCCTCGGAGAGCTGCGACAGTGAGGCCCACGGCCCGGACGTTATCTTTTACAGTCGCCCACTTATCACAGGGAATACATTGTTGCGCGCCGTTATATGTGAAATAAACGGCCACTCCCTCGTCTGTCATTCTGGTTTGTTTAGCATAGGGCCGGCCATCGAGCCGGACTTGCATGTTTGACGAGACGACTATGTTTGTCGCGCCGAGTCGATCCAGTTCGTCGTATAGCTCCGAGACGGCCTCGCCCATGCCGACCTTGAACTGTGCGTTCTGTGGATATTTAGTCCGAGGCCATGCCGCCGGCCACTGGAGCGGATAGGCTTCCATTACAGAACATCCCGATCGATAAGATCTTTTAATTTTGCCGCGTCCTCAATAGTGAGATCCTTATATTCCGGGGAGTTGTGTTTCGGCCAGTTCGCCACGTCTGGATCCTTTTCTGATTGCATGTGAGCGGGATCCATAGGCTCCGGCTTGTCATGAGTGAAATCGTGGAATAGTTCGTCGTCCATCCTGTGAATGCGTTCTGGATGGTCCATTCGTTTCATGACGTCATTTAAATAGCTGTCGATCCATCCGTGTCGGCCGAGCTGTCCCATCGCCACATAGGCGCCACGAGAGACGATGTGATTCATGGTCCCGGCATTATCGAACTTCGGGATTATGAAATTGATTTTATTCGGATCTAATTCTCGAGCGGTTGCAAAATCGCGGATCGCCTGGTCCCATCCCTGGGCCTCGATAAAATGATCGTCACAGAAATAAACGATCCAGTCGCCAGTCGCGAACTCGGCCATATCATTAAAGTATTTGTGCAATCCATCCCGGCCGGCCTTATAGTCCTCCTCGAAAAACTGGATCGTCCCTTTAGTGTTTAATCCGAACGCCATAAAAAACGCCTGGAGTTCCCGGTTCCATGTGTCTCCCTTGTTTAGAGTGACGAGGATCTCGACGTTTGAAATGTCCGCGGTCCGACAGAATAGAGCGAACATGAATTTCGCCAGGTATTTCGTATTTTTGCGGCCAGTAATGAGGACGCTAATTTTTGCCGGTTTTCTCTCCTGGACTGGAGCGACTTCGCCGGCTGTGGTTGTTTCTGGTTTTTCGAGTGTTGCTTGCATTATTTCCCTCCGAAATATCCAGGGACCGGCGCGATTTGGTTCGGCTGCCAGTCCTTGAAAAAATTAAATAAATTTCTGTAAATTGTTTTCGTGCCGTCGATCGGCTTGTTCTCGTAACCATGAACGGCCTGGACCTGGATCCGGCCGAATAATAACTGTCGGACCTCGATCTGATATGTCGAGCCTTTCACGAGGCCGATGGATCCATAGCGAACGCCCTGGATAAACGTCGCCTCGTGGAATGTCGCCGACATATAAAAGATCACGACTTATTTTTCTCCAGGAGTTTTTTTGCCTGGTCCGGTTTCGGGAGGACTTTTAACTGGGCCTCCAGGATCACTCGCGCCGCCACCGCTGTTTTGATCCCCATCATTTGAGCCGTCTTTTGGAGGTTCTGATCCGTCTCCTCCGATAGCGCTATCATTCTCCGGATCGGATATTTTTTCGGTTTTGCCATTCTCTGCGTCCTCCTCTTGATTTATTAATTCGGCTCCAGGCGGGATCGGTTGCCCCGCTTTGTGGTCCTTTAGTATTTCCTGGCGAATCGCCTCGACAACGGCCGGACGATAATAATAGGCGGCCGGGATGGCGCCCTGTTCAATAATGCGAATTTCGGGATCTTGTGATCCTTTGGTGTCGTTAAAATATCCGACGATATCGTTTCCGTAATCGACGAATTTTTTCTGGATCTCCTGGATCTGTTTAGGAGTTAGTTTGTTAGATTCTTTTTTCATATAGTTAGCCGCTCCTTATGTTTTATTCTACTATTCCGCTATGTCGTAATCAATGCCGAGTTGTCCACAGAAATCCTCGAACAGATCACGCGCCATCGTGAGGCCACATGGCCCGGACACTTGAACACTGGATCCCATAAAGTTCGCCAGGAGATCGAATTTGATGTGAGTTTTCGATCGTTCTGTGATTTTTATCACATAGATAGCCGGGATCATACCGCCATTCCCAGGATTCCATCGATTGACTTCGGCCTATGGAGGATCCGGACGCGGACCTCCTCGGGCTCCTGTTCGCCCCGGACCGGGATTGTCGTCGGAATGCGGCTCATGCGGTCCAGTAGTGTCGGATCGATGAGAGCCTCCTGGAGCTCGCGATCGAGCGCCTGTGTTCGTTTATATTCTGCGATTGCTGATTTGATGGTTTTAAACATCTTGTGAGTCCTCCTCGTTATTATTATCCATTTGTAATTCTGCTTGTAACGCCCAGTCCTCATCCCGATCATCCCGGGGATCAATGTCCAGGATCTCGCCTGTCTGTGGATCCACGTTCTCCGGAACGTCTCGGGTTTGGCCCGGGTTCTTTAATCGATTCTCCTCGATCTCCACACGGCCCTCGTCAATATCGGTTATGAACTGGAACGCGCGGCGCCAGTCCTTATCCTCGTATTTGTCCCAGGATCCGAACGGACGGCCTGTCACTTGCTTTTTGAACCACATTTCGCCGGTCCCATTGAATCCGAATCCATTATAACGCTCCTCGATGTGAGCTTTGAGATCGTCGTCGATCACGAGTTCGGCCGGTTGCATAGGCTCCGGAGGTTTCGAAGGGATCACGATCGGACCATCGTCGTCGTTTGAACTGTCCGGCTTTTCCGGAGAGTTCGTTTTTTCTGGTCCCAGGAATTCTGTCGCTTGCATTTTTTTAATGAGCTTTCGGGCCTGGCCGGACGTCATGGCGGCGGGATCGCCGATTCCGTTCGCTTTGAGGAATTCGATAATCTCGTCCCGGTCCTCGAATCCGGCTTTTGTAATGAGTCGATGTAATAGAGCGCGCTCCTGGTTGTCGATCGCTGCGTCCGGGTTGCGTGGGAGGAATCCGTTCTCGTCCTTGTCGCGGGCCTCGGCCTCGTTCCGGGCTTTCTCGTTCATCATTTCGCGCTGTGACTTATATTCTGGATCGTCGAGATCTTGTGTGAAATATGCTGAAAATCCGAGCGATAGACACGCGTCCATCCTGGCGCGCTTTTCCGCTTTTTTGATCGTGGAGTTTGGATCGTTCTGTGAGCCGGACATTGTGGCGGCGCCGCGGCCCTCGCCGACTCGATTTTTGCCGCGATACATTACACATTTAAACGCGACCATTCCGGGAACGTTGCCGAGCATTTCATAAACTTTTTCGTCACGCTCGAGCTCGTCCGTGATCCCGAACAATGAAAATATCTTTTCCTGGCCGGGTTTGAATAGGATTGATTTAGAGAAATGATAATCCTTTTTACATGAGCCTCGTGCGCGCTCCTCATCCATACAGTTTTTAATGACGTGGATTTTTCCATAGTCCACATCCACGACTAAATTGTCCTGGATAAATTGCTGAATTAATTTCCGCTGTTCGGTTTGTGTGACGAGCGCTTGTTTCAGTTGTTCCGTGGACACGCCGCCCACGATCGACAGAGCCGCCTCGCGTCCGGATCCATCGTCCTCCAGGCGGGCCGGAGTGATCTCCTGGTCCGGTTGATCTATAACCGCGACCGCGCTCGATTCTGATTCATCCACTGATCCAGAGACGACGCCTTTAGCGCGCTGATCCTTTAAATACTGGGACTTATCGAACTCGGTTTTTGCCGGAGTTGTTTTTGTTTTTTTGGTTGTCGTTTTCTTTGTCATGAGTTAGCCGCTCCTTATTAATAATGTCACTTATTATTCTACCATGCGACATGCTCGTAATGCAATATAAAAGATGGCGGGATTGAGGCTGTGGATTGCCTGTGGATAACTGGTGGACAACGTGTTCATAAATAACCGGGTTGTCCACACTTTTTTATACGGCATGTTCGCATTATTTATTCATCCACAAGTTATCCGAGTAATATCCACACTCATTTCCACAGTCTTTATTTTCATCCCGCATGCTCGCATACATTTTTTGTTCACTGTTAGTTATTAATCTCGGCGTTTGTAAATAAAAGTTTTCCACATTATCCACAGGACCTACTACTACA